ATTTGGTTCCGCGAGCCGGATCCCGCTAAGCCGTACGGGCGCGGCACCGGCATAGCCATGTCGCTGAGCGACGAGCTCGAGACCGACGAATACGCCGCAAAGTTCACGAAAAACTTCTTCCTCAATCGAGCGAAGCCCGAGCTGATGATCATGGTCGAGGGCGCGAGCGAAAACGCGCTCGCCGCAAGCAAGATGAGATTCGAACAGCAGCACCAAGGGTTTCAGCGTGCTCATCGGTCGTGGTGGTACAACAGCAAGATCGAGGTCAAGGAACTGACTCAGAAATTCGTCGATATGGAGCTCGGGAAGCTCCGGGACCGCGAGCGGGACACGGTCCTCCAGGTGCTGGGGCTGCCCCCGGAGCAGATGGGGATCGTCACCAACAGCAACCGGGCGACGGCGCACGAGTCCGAAAAGACCATGGCCACGTCGGTCCTGGTCCCCCGGCTCGAATCAATGCGTGAGCAACTTCAGGAGGAGCTTGCCCCGCAGTACGATCCGCGTTTGATCCTCGGGTATGTCTCGCCGGTCCCCGATGATCGCGACTACCAGCTCGAGGCTATCAAGGCCGCTCCGTGGGCAGCGACCCGCGGCGAGGTCAGGAGGATGCAGGGGCTACGCGATCGCGGCAAGGGCGATGATGTCCATATGCAGCAGCTCAACCTGATCGAGATGCCGGCGCCGAAGACCGACAAGATCAAGAGGTTGCGGGCGCGGGCCAAGTCGCTGACCTCAGCAGGGATCACGGTCGTGCTCAACGCCCTTCGACCTGAGCGGATCATCGAAGAGGTCGAGCCGGTGTGGAGCGAGGAGTTGCAGGAGTGGGGCGACAAGGTTCTCGCGGACCTCGGGCTCGATGTCAGCTTCAACTTGCTCAACCCGCTGGTCGTCGACCACATGCGATCGGTGACCGGTGAGCACATCACCGGCATGATTAGCGACACCACCAGGGCGGCGGTTCAGGGCGAGTTGATCGAGGGCGTCGAGGCCGGCGAGGGCTACCTGGATCTGGCCAAACGGGTACGCGGAGTATTCGACCAGGCGGACAAGGCGCGGTCGGAGCTGATCGCCAGGACAGAGACGGTCAGGAGCGCGAGCTTTGCGACTGACGCGGCGCTCATGCAGGCCGGCATTGTATGGGGCGAAGAATGGCTGGCTACCCCAGGGAGCGAGCGCCACGGGGCAGCCGGGTACGGCGGGACGGTCAAGAAGCTCGGGGACGTCTTTGTTTTCTCCGACGGGAAGTCGGCGCCATACCCTGGTGGCTTTGGCGATCCGGGGGACGATTGTAATTGCATGTGCTGCATCATCCCCGTGATCGAGGACCCGGACAAGGCGCTCAAAACGCAGGACTCGAAATGGCGCGAGGTAAACGCGAGGAGGCTAGTGTGGCAGCGGATTGCACAGGCGGCATATCGTCGGGGGTTCCGGAAGCAGGAGACGGACGTACTCGCCGCGCTCAAGAATGCTGCGACGTAGACCCGCGCTGCACCGGCGTCCGCCAGGACGGACGCATGGCCGGCAAGATTTGCGGCAAGCTGCTACGCGGCAGGCTGACCCGGCCATGGACGTTCGCCTGCCCTCGCTGCGGTCACATCAACGAGAGCACTTGACAGCGCGACGATCTACCGTGTAACTTCCAACTATCTCCGCGGCCATTGCGACAAGAGCCCTCAAGTCGCTGCTAGGGTTCCGATGGCAACGCGCAGACGGCTCAGCCTCAAAGCATTCAAAACGGAAGCGAAAGACGGCGACCCGGGCGATTGCCTGATCGCCAAGGGCTACGCCTGCGAAGTCGAGAAGGCTGTCGGGGATCTGGGCGGCGAGCGGCGCCTGCAGTTCACGACCACCACCGGAAGCGTCGACCGTTCCGGAGACACCGTGAACCCGGCCGGCTGTACCAACCTCAAGAGTTTCCACAAGACGGGCGTTGTCCTGTGGGCTCACGACTCGAGCCTCCCGCCGATCGCCAGGCCCATCAAGGCGTGGCGCGAAGACAACTCGATCAAGTCGGTGGCCGAGTTCATGCCGCCCGACATGGATCACCCGCTGGGCCGCGGTTTCGGCAACACCGTTTACCGCTACTTCCTGGAAGGCTTCATGAAGTCGGTCTCGATCGGCTTCCTGCCAAGCGAGTGGAAGTGGTCCGACGAAGAGGGCCGCGAGTACGGGATCGACTTCCAAAAATGGGAGAAGCTCGAATTTTCCCCCGTCCCCATTCCGGCGAACCGCGAGGCGGTGGTCGAGCTGGCCCAGAAGGGTCTCGACATGCGCGGGATCTACGGCTGGGCGACCAAGTGTCTCGACGGCGGGCTCGAGCTTATCGTCCCCCGCGAGCTCATCGAGGATGCCCACAAGGGGCTCGCCGAGATCTACGGCGACAACCCGACGATCAGCATCCCGCGGGCCGCCGACCCGGCGCCAGAGCCGGCCCAGGACCCCGCGCCCGAACCCACGCCAGCCCCGACCCCCGACCCGAAAGCCGCCGGCGACCTGGCCGAGATCAAGGCCGAGCTTGCCGAGCTGCGCGCCCTGGTCGAGCAGAGCGGCGAGAGGGACGAGCCCGCGGTCGTTGTCGCCCAGGTGCTTCGGACGATCATCGCCGGTGAGGCCAAGGCCGACAACGAGACCCGACGCCTGATCACGGCAGCGGCCGAGACCCTCAGGGCCATCGCACCGGCGCCAGCAGACAAGTCCGACCCTACCGACGCGGAGATCTCCAAGGCGATCCAAGAGATCGTCAAAGAGGCATCCGACGAAGCAATGCGACAATACACAGGCGAGGTGCAGTAGCACCCGCACGGAGACGATCATGGGCTATGCCGAAATCAAAGACCAGTTGAAGTCCGACCTTGGGCCGATGATTCAGGCTCAGTTCGAAGAACTGATGCGCAAGCAGGAGGAGGAGCGGAAGAAAACCGCGATCCCCTCGTTCATCCGCGCCAACAAGGCATTCAAGCCCGGCAAGCTGGCCGAGATGGACCCCAAAGACATGACCGCGGATCAACGCGGCGACATGGCTGGGCGCTGCGTCCGATATCTTTTCGCATCCGGCGGCAACCAGCACCAGGCCCTCGATATGGCTCGGGCCAACGGCGATAAGGTGATTGTCGGCGCGTGGGAGAAGGCCATGGCCAGCGATGTGTTCGCGGCCGGTGGCGCCCTCATCCCGCCCGAGTTCTCGACGGGCATCATCGACCTGCTCTACGCCACCGCGATCATGCGGTCGAGCGGCGTCGACATCTGGCCGATGAACACCGGCTCGATCACGGCCCCGTTTCTGTCGAGCGGAGCCTCGGCCGCCTATGTCGGCAGCGAGGGCGACAATATCTCGGCCAGCACCCCGGCGACCGGCCAGCTGCAGTTGGCTGATAAGAAGCTCGCGGCTCTGGTCGCGATCGCCAACGACATGCTACGCAACGGCGGCCCCCGCGTCGACGCCGTGATCAAAAACAACATCGTACGCGCCCTGCGGCTCAAGGAGGACTTGGCCTTCATCCAGGGCAACGGCACCGCCGGCGAGCCCAAGGGCATCCTGTGGTGGGGCACCGACGGCGGGACGGTCAACACGGCCAACGCGACCTTCAACGCCGCGAACGCCGCCGCCGACCTCCACACCATGATCCAAGACCTGTTGGATAACGATGTCCCGCTGGTCGGGTCCGTCTGGGCCGGCGCCCCCCGCACCCAGATCGCGTTGGCGTCGCTGCTCGACGGCAATTCCAACTACATCTACCGGGACGAGCTCATGAACCCGACCGACCCGCGGCTCTTGGGGCTGCCGTACAAGGTCACGAGCCAGATCCCGATCACCGGCGGTGGGGGCTCCGACGAGACCAGGCTCTATCTCTTCCATGCCCCCTACTGCGTGATCGCCGAGAATGAGACCCTGCTGCTCGAGGCGTTTGCCAACGCCGCGTACCATGATGGGTCGAATGTCCAGAGCGGCGTGAGCCGTGATGAGTCGACGGTCCGGGCCATCGCGCTGCATGACTTCGGTTGCCAGCACCGGGGCGCTGAAGTCAGCGTCACCGACACCATGAAGTGGAGCGCCTAGTAGGCGCCGAGGAGAAATCCAATGATGGATCCAAAGACATCCCTGGGTGACCATACCGTCGTTCAGTTCGCAAACTGCCAACAGAGCGCAGCCGGCGACCCGGTGTTGCTCACCGCTGGCGCCACCGAGGACGGCGTCGAGGTGACCGGTGAGGCCATCAACCGGCGCGACGCCATGTCCTGCGTCCTGTCGATCACCGGCAAGGCGAAGCTGGCATCGGGCAAGACCATCGCTTTCGGTGTGAAGTACCAGACGAGCCCCGATAACTCGACCTGGGCCACGGCCGTTGTTCTGCAGGCCTCGACTGTCGCGGCCATCTACATCGCGGGAGTCGAGGAGTTCGAGGTCGATCTCCCGCTGTCCCTCAAGGGCAAGGACAAGTTCATCCGGTTCAACATCACCCCGGACATGAGCAACACCACCACCGACATCGCGGTGTGGTCAGCGGCCTGCCACCTCGGTGGGTTCAACACGCTGCCCGCGGCCGTCGCCACCGAGATCACCTAAAGGAGCGACCGATGCCACGCAACGACAGGAACAAGCCTGTGCCGACCCGCAGCAAGCGGCTGGTGCCGGTGGTACTGCTCCAAAACTTCCGCGGGTGCAGCGCTGGCGACACCTATGGCTACAAGCCGCAGCTCGCGGCCGACCTCGTGAACTCCCGCAAGGCGCGGTGGTACGACGACGACGCCCGCCAGATGGCGGAGCGTCACGGGTTCGCCGAGAAGGCGAAGCTGGCCAACTCGGTTGACGCCGAAGTGGCGGCCCGCGCGGAGGAGGTGGCGGCCCGGATCGTCGCCGACCGGATGGCCGAGATGGAAGAGAAGATGGCGACGGTCGTGGCAGCCAACAAGAAGGGCTCCGCGGTTGTCTCGAAATTTGAGGAGGATCTCGCGGCAAAGGACGCGGAGATCGCCGCCCTCAAAGAAGCGGCCGCCAAGAGTGGCAGCAAGTAACGAGGAGCTCGAGCGGCAGTCGCGCGAGCTTGTAGAGTCGGGAGCGGCGATGGATTTGGCAACGGCCCGGGTCATCGCCGCCCAGACAAAACCGAGGGAGCCAGATGGCACTGGCGGCCAACGCCCTGACGACGATCGCCACGATGGAAGGCGAGCTCGGGGTAACCACCGGCTCCGATGACGCCTTCCTTACCCGCCTGATCAACGCCGCCTCAGACCGCATCGAGGAATATTGCGGCCACTCCTTTTACTACGCGGCCGCCGAGGAAGAAGACCTCGGAGGCTTCGGCGGCTTCTACCTCCGGGTCTCCCGCACCCCGCTCCTGACGATCGCGCTCATCGAGTACGACGGCGAGACCATTGACTCGAGCAACTACGAGATCGACACGCCCGGCGCCGGCATGATCCGCAGCCTCGGGGGGTTCAACTGGACCGCAGGATCTTGGCAGGGCATCACGCCGGAGCCGATCCCCGGGACCGAGCGCAAGCTCTACGCCGTCACCTACGCCGGGGGCTATCTGACGCCCGAGCAGTCGAAAGCCAAGGGGACCCTGACGTTCACGGGACAGCCAGCGAATAACGAGACGATGGTGATCAACAACACGACGATCACGGCCAAGACGACCGGGGCGATCACCGACCAATTCAACATCGGGGCTTCGGTCCGGGCTACCCTAGACAACCTCGTGACCGCCATCAACGAGGGGACAGAGGCGGACGTGGTCAGGGCCGAGCGTGTCAACCTCACGGTGATCGTAGAGTGGCGCGAGCCCGGGACCGATGGTGATTCCGTCGTGTTCACCGAGGCGTTCGGCAACTGCACGATCGACGGGGGCGGCACGCTGGGCGGCACCCAGGCCGGCGCAGTCCGCACCCTCCCCTATGCGGTCGAGGACGCCTGTATCCAGCTCACGACCAAGCGGTACCGGAAAAAGGGCAAAGACCCATCGGTCAAGAGCCGCCGGCTCCTGTCCCACTCCGAGACCTTTGGGGGCTCGTCGGATAGCGACAACATCCAGGGACTGCCAATTGAGATCGCCCAGATGCTCAACCCCTACAGGATACTGGCCCAAGCATGAGCCTCGCCGAGTACATGACCGACACGATCACGCTGGCCGACCGGACCGGGGCGACTGGCGGGACCCCGTCGTTTGGCGCGCAGTACGCCGCCGCCGCTCGCGTCGAGGCATCGGACAAGAAGATCCTCGGTACCGATGGAAACGAGCTCCAGGCTGAGCACGCGATCGTGACCGAGACGGAGATCAAAACGACCACTAGGATCTGGCTCCCCGGCGACGACACCGCCGACAACACGGCCGCTCGCCGGGCCCTGAGGATCAAGCACGCTCGAGAGGCTGACGGCTCCGGTGGGCACTACGAGGCTTGGCTATGAGCGTCACCGGCGACAAGGAGATCCTCCAGAACCTCAAGCGGGCCGGGGTTGGGATCGTGGACGCGCTCGGTGCCGCCTTGATGAAGGAGGGGTACGCGGTTTGGGCCGAGGGGGCGAAGCGGACACCGGTCGATGGCGGGATCCTCATCCGCTCCTGGTACGTCGCGCCGCCGACCGGCGCCCGAAACCCGGAGGTCGAGCTGGGCGTGGGGACGAAATACGCGCTGCCTGTCCACGAGGTACTCGACGCCTTCCACCCGGTGGGAGGCCCGCGCTTCATCAGCAGCGTGGTCGACGAACGGCGGGCCGGGTACGTCAAGCGGATCTCCGACTGGGCTTGGGACTTCTTCCGCCGCGGTGTCGGGGTCGCGACGATCCCGAAGCTCGCACCGGAGAAACCCAGCTCTGAGAGCGAGGGCGTCTGATGGCAACCGACCCCGACGGCGATCTCGTGACCTACCTGGCCGCCAACATCGCCGCCCTCACTGCCAACGTGAACCTGTTCGCGAGCAAGCGCCAGGCGGCCGGCGACGGGATCCCTCACCTGGCAGTGTTTGTGCTGGCGACCGGTGGCCCTGGCCCCGAGGCGTACGTCGAGGGCGGATCTGGGGACGAGCGGCGATACTCGGCGGTGCAGGTGATGAGCCGAAGCGCGCCGGACGAGTACAACGCGAGCAAGACTCTCGCGCGCTTGATCCTCAACACCCTGCACCACGCGACGATCACCGGGTACCTGGATGTCAGGGTCCTCGAGACCGAGCCCAACTATTTGGGCGAGGACGACTCCGGGGACCACCTTTGGACGAGCAACTTTGAACTATTTCACGAGGAGTAGCGATGAGGATCAAGATGAACCAAACGGCGACGCTGCCCCGCAGGGGCGGAGGGACCGAGACCTATGCGGCGGGCTGTGAGTACGATGTCAGCGACGATACCGCCGCGCTGCTGGGCTCGGCCGCGGCCTCGCTCGATGCGCCGCTGCCCGAGACGACCGAGAGTATTGACCTGAACCTGCCGCCACCGGTGCTCACCACCTCTGACGGTTACCACGAAGAGGAGTAGCAAATGCCCCGCACTGCAATTACCGTCCAGACACTCGCCGCCTATGGCGGCAAAGACGAGGATCTGACCCTGACGCTGGTTGACAACCCGAACGGAAACCAATTTGTCCACCCTGGTGGCGACGTGATGTTGATCATCACGAACCCGACGGCAGGGCCGCTGGCCGTGACGATCCCGGCCGTGGCGTTCCCGGGCAGCTTCAACCGTGGAGCTGGGGCGACGAACGATATCGTCATCACCACCGCCGCCACCCCGAACGTCTCGGTCATGGCGATCCCCGACAAAGGATTCAACCAAGGGTCGGGAGTGGTCCACATCAACCCCGCGGCTCTCTTGACCATCGCGATCGTCAAGATGACCCGGACCCCGTAAGGAGAAGAGCCCATGAGTGTAATCGTAGGCCGTAACGGCAAGATCGCAATCTCGACCGCTGGCGTCACCTACTACGACTTGGGCAAGGTCGTAGACGGTAGCCTAGACATCTCGTCTGATGTCGCGGACGCCACCACCAACGACTCCGGCGGATGGAAGGAGGGTGAATACGCGGACGCCCAGGGCGCGCTCTCGGTCACCATGAAATATGATTCGTCGAACACTGGACAGAAGGCGCTGATCGACGAGATGTGTACCAATCGGGCCAAGGTCTATTTTCGTTTCCGCCCGGCCGAGGCCGCTGGCGAGCTCCAGTGGATCTTTCTCGCGACCCTCGACAGCGTAGGGGTTTCGATGTCCACCGGCGATGTCGAGGAGCTATCCATCTCCGGCGCGTCGAGCGGGGCCGTGGCCTGCTCGGCGCAGTAAAGGACGACCATGACGAATAGCGAAATGGGAGAGATCCCGGTCAATCTTCGTGGCGAGACCCACGTTATGTGTTTCGACCTCAACGGGGTGCTCGCGCTGTGCGAGCACTTCGAGGTGGAGTCGATGGGTGAGCTCGGGGTCATGGCCGAGGAGCTATCCAAGCCGCAGCACCTGCGGTTCGTCGTGGCGACGGCGCTGCGCGGCGGCTCGATCTCGGACTGCACCGAAGAGCAAGCCGGCCGGCTGGTCTCCATGGGGAACCTCAAGGAAGTGGTCGACGCCGTGACCAAGGCATTCAGCGCTGCCACCAAGAGCCTCGAGTCCGCGACGAAGGAGGCGGAAGACGCGGACCCTCCTGTCGCGGTCGGGTCACCTTCGGCGAGCTCGCCACCCTCGGGGCAGTTGCTGGCCTGACGCTGCATGAATTCTGGAGGCTGACGCCGTATGGGCTCCAGATTGTTTTGGCCGGATACAACCGGCGACTCGAACATCAGTACGAGGTTGCCGCATTTATATCGGCCAACATTATGAATATGTGGACCAAGCGCAGGATCAAGCCCAGTCAGCTTTTGCGACAGAAGCGGACGATGATCGACGTTGCAAACTTTAAGAGCGCCGATGACCTCGAGGCCTACCTCGCGAAGAAGCGCGAGGCGGTGAACTGATGGGCCTGCTCGGTACATTGGGGGTCAAACTCACGGCCGAAACCGCGGCGTTCACGAAGGACATCAAGGCGGCTACGGCCGCGGTCCGCGATAACGCCGACACGATCAAGAAACTGACCGCGGGGGCTGCGGTGGGTTTCGCGGCCGGCGGCGTCGTGACCATGAAGCTCATTGGCGCTGCTAGCGACGCGGCAGAGCAGCTCAACGTGCTTGGGATTGCGTTTGGCGACAATGTCGGGGCAGTCGTCGAGTGGGCGGCGGAGTCCAGCAAGGCGCTTGGGAGATCGCAAACAGATCTGAAGGACTACGCTGGACAGGTTGGCGCGATGCTCTCGCCGACTATGGGGGTCACGCGGGCAACCGCGAACATGAGCATGAACCTTGCCACACTGGCGGTGGATCTCGGGTCTGTTTTCAACGCCATGGAGACCGACACCCTCGCAGCCCTGAAGGCCGCGATGATTGGCCAGTCCGAGCCCATGCAAAAATTCGGCGTCGTGATGAACGTCGCCACGCTCGAGGCCTACGCGCTGTCAAAGGGGATCAAGAAGACCTACAAGAACATGACCGAGGCGGAAAAGACGCAGCTCCGCTATGCCTTCCTGATGGAGCAGACCTCTGCCTTCCAGGGCGACGCAGCCAACACAGCCGACGGCTGGGCGAATATGACCAAGCGGGTCGCCGGGCAGGTCACTGACCTATCTGCTCAGGTCGGCGCCGGGCTCCTCCCTTACGCGGAGCGGCTGATCTCCGTTGTCTCCGAAATTGTCGGTTGGTTCCAGGAGCTGAGCGACGAGACGCTAGGCTACGTCGGGATCGCTATCGGGGTTGGGACTGCGCTGGCCGGGATTGCGGCCTCCGTTGGTGCGCTGAGCCTGGCTCTGCCGGCGCTGGTGGCGGGGCTGACCGCTGCCGCCGTTGCCATGTGGGCCATCGCGTTGCCCGTCGGTATCCTGGCGCTCAAGCTCGCGGTGGCGGTGCTCGCTTTCGCGCTTCTCAAAAAGGCGTGGAAAGAGGATCTCCTTGGCATGCGCACGTATCTGACCCCGTTCGTCAACTGGGTCGGCGAGACGTGGGAAAAGCTGACGACGTATCTCTCAAAAGCGTGGAAAGACTCCATGCGGGCCATTGGGGATCAGGCCAGGAAGATCGCGCCCGAGGCCCTTGCATATCTGGAGCTGGTGTCGCCAAACGCGGCGCTGGCGATCAAGGCGCTGCAGGGGCTTGGCGCCGAGACAGAGGAGAGCGCCAACGCGTGGAGCACACTGAAAGACAAGGCGGGCGACGCTTTGGACGACCTGAAGGACACGGCCGGCGTCACCTTTGATTTCGTCGTTGATGCGCTCAAGGAGCTTGGCGAATCGCTCGGCATCACCGGGGAAAACCTCGACGCATTAATTGCCAAGATCAAAAGAGCCGCGGAGGCGGCCTTCGCCGGGGCAAAGCCTCCAGGCGGTGGCGGTGGCGGTGGCGGTGGCGGTGGCGCAGGCGGCGGCGATGGGTACCAGGACTACAGGGTGGACATCGGCGGTGGCGGTGGCGGCGAGGACTTGATGGGGGCCTTCCGCGAAAAAGTAGAGACAGCCTTTGCCGGCGCCGGTGCGAGCATATCGAGCGCATTGGGCGGGGCGGCCATGATGTTCGCCGATGCGCTTTCGTCCGCCGCCCCGAGGATAGGGGCGATCATAAATGGGGCAGTGGAAGGGTTCAAGACGGACGGGATAGAGGGCGCGGTCATAGGGGCAGTAGTGGCGTTCGTGATGACGCTCGAACCGGTATTGAGGTTATTTAAAATCCTAGAGCGCAGCCTTGATCCACTGGTCGAAGTCATAAGCTCAATACTCGATCCATTCGTCGACTTGATCGATGTGTTCACTAGCTTTGTCGAGAGCTTTGCCCGTCTAGGCAATGCCGCTCTCCCCATCGCGCCGATCTTGCAGGTAGTGGCGGCAGTGTTCGAGATCGTGGCTGATGCATTTATGTGGGTTGCGGAGGGCATTGGAGAGCTGACCGAGTGGTTCGTCACAGCCTGGGAAGATGTAATGTACGAGATCGGCAAGTTCTTCCGCGGCTGGTTCAACGATATAGCCGATAAGCTGCAAGGTCCGAAACTCAAACGCGAGTTCGACGTTGTTCTCGCTGAGCAAGTCGGAATGTGGGCGGCGCTGGCGCGCAGCGTTGCCGCATCAAGCGGTGACGCTAAGTCTGCCGTGGCTGACGAAGCCGCCGCCAAGGCCGCCGCTGACGAGGCAGCCGCCAAGGCCACCAACGAGCTGGAGAGATCTGCCAGGGAGGCCGCCAAATCATTCAAGGAGTCCTCCTCCTCTTTGTTCGGTGTCCCCGAGGGATTCAAGATCGCAGCCGCCCGTTTCGCCGCGATCTCCACCGGCGGCGGGGTAGGGGGGATGGGAGCTGCCGCGGCCGGTGCCGGGGTAGGTGGCAGTCGGCTGT